TAGTAACTGAATATACAAATATCTAGTTTGATAGGTTTCTATACCTCCTAGTGCCTGTAATTCATTAGAACCTTTAAGTTGTAAATCTCTCATGGGAGAAGTAAATACAATCTGTTCTGATGGGTTTTCTCCATTAATTAATGTTAGAGTTGCATATTCATTTGTAAAGGTCACTATAGGGCATAGCTTAGCTTCTTCAAGTAATCCAGTTGCTTGTGGTAGAAAGTCTGCTAACTCAAAATACTTGAAGTTAGCGAACTTATTTTCTCCACTTTTCTTTAGATTCAACTTACTAAATTTAACTCTTACATCCATCAATTTAATGTAAATATTATTAATTTCCATGGTCCTCACCTACTCTTTTTTAGCTTTTGGAATTGTTAGTGTAGTTCCATATTCAATCCTGCAACCTTCAACCTCATGACCTTTTTTAATAAAATCTTTAATAGGTATTCTTATCTACTTTTACAACTTGCTCTACTGTTTTATATATAGCAGGTATCTTTTCTTCATCTTCTATGACTAAGCTACCTGCTGACTTTCTTATACTTATATTTCCTAAAACTGTTTCTACTTTTTTAGTACCAAGTAATTCCATACAGTCTTTTATATTGCTTTTTAATCTATCAAGAGTATTCTTTTTGACCCTTTTTAACTCTTGCAATCTCTTAATCTCTGAATCTATAGAGTTTATATCACTGTCAATGTTTAATATTACTGAAACTATCCTAGTGTTTTTATTTTGTATCTCTTGTTTTATTATTTCTTTTATTTCCTCTAGTTTTTCAGCTTCATTTCCTGTTGTTTCTGTTAAACCTTCTTCTATTTCTAATAAATCTGTAGTTAATTCATATAAAGTACTCATAATTTCCCTCCGTTTGTGCTATAATTAGCTTATATTTTATATTATTTTGGAATCGAGCCACTCCTAATGGCTCTTTTCTATATCTGAATATCTATAGGTCTATCTCTTTCAATTTCTTCTGAAATTAATTCAAATATCTTGTAATCCTCGCTTTCTTCATATTCTTTTATTTCAATTTGTGTATCTATAATTTTTAGTAATGACTCAGCAAATATTTTTAATCTTTCATTTACACTTTTTTCTCTTAAAGCATTACTTAACTCTATTTCATCTAATACATCTCTTTTTTCTTTTTTTCTAAGTTTTGTATAAAGTTCCTCATTTTTATTTATTTCTAAATTAGCTCTATTTAGTTGTTGCTCTACTGCATTTCTTACTATAGTTAAACTTTTCATGATTAATCCCCCTTAATTTTTAATTTACTTGGTAAATACAAGTTAACTAACTCTATATCTCTGTTGTATTTTCTAAGACCTTCAAAACTTGCTTTTATTTGCTTATCATTGCAAAACTGTACATAAGCTATTAGTACTCTTACATTCAACTAAATCACCCCCTCTCTAATTTCTTTCATTTCTCTAAGCATTTCTTTGATGTTTTTTCCTTGATTTCTAGTTATAAAATCATCTAATTCATAACTAGAAACTTTAGTTGCCCCTATATCAACTGACTTCAAAAGCCCATTTTTTATTAACTCATATCCAAATACTTTATCTATTTTCAATCTTTTACTTGCTTCTTCAACAGACATAAGATAATCGGGATAACCTTTACTTATAACAATTGTTAGTTCTTTTGGTTCTAATAATTCTATTTTCGAAGTTTCATTTAAGTACTTTGAGATTTTATTTTTATAGTTGTTTAAATTCATTTCTACAACTTTACGGATACCTTCTGAAAAACAAATTGATATATTATCTAGGTCATTAAAACTTTTATCTTCTTGTTTATCTAAATTGAAATTAGATATATTGCCCAATTTACTCACTCCTTTTCAAAATATTCTGTATTTAATTTTTATCTTCCAACTAGTTCATCTAATGTAACGTCTAAATAGTCAGCTATTTTTATTAATGTATCTATAGTTGGATTTTTATTTTCTCCTCTTAAAATTGCATATAAATTCCCTGAATCTATTCCTATTTCTTTTGCTAATTTCCATGCTTTTAAATTTCTATCTCTTAAAATTTTATTTATGTTGTCATTAATTGCCATTACTTTCCTCCTTTGATATACTATATTTGTAGGATAAATCCTATAAATATATGATTAGGTGGTGATTTATGAATATCGGTAAAATAACTAAAATTGAAGCTACTTGTTTGATTGTGTACAAAAGTTACATAACAGAATCTAAATTTAGGGAAGTTTGTGATAATGGGCTACATGCCCTATGTGTAAAGAACACATATCAAATTCTAACTTTATAGCAGAACAGGCACTGCAATATAACCATGCTGTTAATAAGTTAGAAAAAGAATTAGATTCCTGTAAAAATATTCGTATTTATTAATTTCTATTTTGCTGGAGTACTTTGTTGCTCCAGTTTTTCATACTCAACTTCTTTTGTACATATGCAACATATTTTAGGCTTCAATCCTTTTTTAACTTCTACCTCATTATCAAACCCACAGTATGGACACTTGCAAAAATATTTTACTCTTGAATCGCTTATATTATTTTTCATGTATTTAACCTCCTAGTTAATAATTAATTAAAACAATATATTTCAAAATATTCTGTATTTAGTTTTCAAAATAACTCAACTGCTTGTATGGTCTCTCTGACTTTATAACTCTTATACAATCATCTATAATTTGTATTAAATTATTAGATGTATCGAAGTCTATGTCTTCCCACTTCTCAACTCCAAGAATTAGGAATAGCCTTGCTTTCACTTGGTTGTATTCTTTATTAGCTTTGTCTATATCCAGTCTATTCTTTATGTATTTAGAATACTGTTGTTTCTTAGAGCATGTTATCTTACACAACTTTTTATATTCTTTTATTGTTCCTTTTAAGTCTCCTATAGTTCCTGTAAGTTCTGTTATTACATGCTGTTGTGCTTGGTATTGACCTGTTTCTCTTATGCTTGGAAGCACTTCATCAAACACCCAACTCTCAAACTTTTCTGCATTTGGTAGATTTGAACCTACTATTAATCTATAAACATCACCCTCAGTTATCAAAGCAATCTTAATACCATTAATTTTAAACCCCTCGTGTTTCACTACCCCTTTGCAATGTCTTAAAATTGCATCATTAGTATTTTTATAACCTAATGACTTTGCAACATCTTTTCCTACAAAGTAAGGCTTATTATCAATCTCTGCCATTCTTATTTGTCCAAATTCCAATTTTTCAAATATCTGTAGATTATTCATATTTATTCCTCGCTTTCTACATTGAATTTATTTTCTTTTTTTATTTTCTCAATAAACTCCCAACATGCATCCACAATAATAGAATTTTTACTTTTTCCACATTCTTTGGCTATATTCTGTACATATTGATTTAATTTTGGGACGAGCCTTACTGTCATTCTTACTTTTTCCATTCTTATTCCTCCCTCCTTATGACACTGTTTTACTGTCTATAATCATTATATTATGACACTATTTTAGTGTCAAGACTTTTTTAAATATTTTTTGTATAATGTCATTAGGGAGGTGTCAAAATGACTACTATTACTGTAAGAATATATACACCATTAAATGAAAATTTAGAAAAAATTTCTTATCAAACAGGCATTCTCAAATCTTCGCTTATTCTATACGCTATTAATGATATTATTAGAAATTCAAAAGTTAATGAACTTCAATCAATCTCGTATAAAAGTGATGATACTGTTCGTTCTACTCTTAGGATTCCTGGTGTCCTAAAAGAGTTGCTAGAGAAAACAGCTAAAGAAAATAATTTATCAATCAATTCTCTAATAAATAATGTTGTGCATTCATTTTGCATATCGGATTGGTTAATTTATCTTTGATATATACAACCAACATGCAATTATTATAATAGATGTAATAGGCATTCCTATATCACTGCTTAAATCTATCAACGCTTTGTGCAAGTCTTCTGGTATACGAAGCGTTGTTTGCTCTCTTTGCATCTAATCACCTCTTTTGAATATTTTATATTTAACTTCCAAAGTGTTATTTTGATTTGGGGAGTTGGTATTTCACCTACCCCTTCTATTTATTATTTAAAAAAAGTATTACTAAATACAATTCCTAAAAAATAAAAAATTCCTATTAAAATTCCTCTAATGATTATTTCTTTTTCTTTATTTTTCATATACTTGCTCCTTTAAAATATTTTATATTTAGTTTTCAAGGTACAATTAAAACCTTATAGTTTACTATGATTTACAGTAAAATCAAAAAAAATTTCATTTATTGTTTTCCCTGTTTCGAGCGAGATTTTATGCGCTATTTCTAAACTCGGATTAACCTTACCGTTTTCTATTCTAGATAAATACGGTCTTGATATACCTATCTTATCAGCGAATTTTTTTTGTGATATTCTAGATTCTTTTCTAATATATTGTAAATTATTTTTTATATTAATCCCTCCTAACTTTATTTATAACCTTTTTGTTAATCATAGTATACGTCTTTTTTTTACTCTTGTCAATTATTTTTTACTAAATTTTTATTTTTGTTAACAATAGTTTACATTTTTCTGATATAATTAAGTCAACTATTACTTAGATGAGGTGTGAAATTATGCAAACATTAGCAGAAATTATTAAAGAATATAGAAGTGAACATAACTTATCTCTTAGAGAATTTTCTAATCTTTGTGGTGTGAGCCATACATATATAGATAAGATAGAAAAAAACAGAGACCCAAGGAATGGTAAAGCTGTTGAACCTACTTTAGATATGCTTGAAAAAATGAGTTTTGGATTAAATTTAACTTTAAAGGAGCTATTAACTAAATTAGGTAAAATACAACCTAACACTCAACAAGATGATGAATTATTAAAAAAAGTTAACTCAAAAGAAGATAATGAAGTTAACGAACTAATAAATAGATTAGCATCTTTAGATTCAGATGATAAAAATGCAATAAAAAAAATGATAGATAATGCTTATTATAAAGCAGTTAATACTAAGAAAGAATAAAAGAGCTAAAGCCCTTTTATTCTTTCTTTTCATTTAGATTATAAATTTCATTTATTTTAGCTCTTATTTTTTTATACTCTTCTGAATTATTTTTCAATACTTCTTTTAACTTACTGACATATAAACTCATATTTTCATTCTCATTCAAATAAACCATCCCCTGTAAAGTATTTTTCTATCCCACCAACCGAACATACGTTCTTAAAAATGATAATGATTTCCCTCTAGAATCTATCTTTCCTCCTTATTACTTTTATTTGTTTATCTATTTCAGCACTATTTTTATAGTGCTTTGAAAGTGCTTTTCTTACTTACATTTTAACACATTTTTCCACCAAAAAATGTTCTAATGAGGAACATTTTTTACAAGAAATTACACAAACTATTAATTATAAAAATGTCATAAAAATAATTAAAAGGTGGATTTTAATAAATGTTGAAAAAATTAAGAAAAAAGAAAAGAATGACACAACTAGAATTAGCAGAAAAAATGAGACGTAACAGAAGTTATATATCAAAACTAGAAAATCAAGAGTACAAAGATATAGGTATATCTACGATATTAGACTTATCTATAGCACTAGAAGAAGACTTCTTAGAACTGTGTAAATATTACAAGCTTCAAGAAATAAAAAGAAGAGGAAAATAAAACAATTATTTAGATAGCATATCTAACATGTTATAATTATTGTAATATTAAAATGACATAATTGGGGGTGTCTAAAATGCCTGCTTACAAAGACGAACAAAGAAAAAGTTGGTATGCTAGCTTTTATTTTACAGACTTCGATGGGGATAGGAAAAAGAAAATTAAGAGAGGTTTTAAAACTAAAAAAGAAGCTCTAGAGTTTGAAAGAGAATTTTTGAATAAATCTAAAATGAGTACTGATATGAGTTTTGAAAGTCTCATAGAAGAATACATGCACGATATGTCTTCTAGATTAAAATTATCTACATTAGAAACTAAAAAGTATTTAATAAACTTTAGAATTTTACCTTTTTTTAAAAGTCTAAAAATAAATGAAATTACTGCAACACATATAAGAAGATGGCAAAACGAATTATTAAAAAGTGATTATAGCCAAACATATATTAAAACGATAAACAACCAGCTTGTTGCTGTATTAAATTATGCAGTTAAATATTATAACTTACCTTCTAATCCTGCTCATTTGGCAGGTTCTATCGGTAAAAAAAACGCAGATGAAATGAACTTTTGGACATTAGAAGAGTTTAAAAAATTTATTGAATTTGAAAAGAAATCAGAACCTAGACTAGCATTTGAAATTTTATTTTGGACAGGTCTTAGACTAGGGGAGTTGTTAGCTCTTACTCCAAAAGATATTTTCGAAAATAAAATAAGCGTCGAAAAAAGCTACATAAGACTAAATGGAGAGGATATTGTTTCTTCTCCTAAAACTCCTAAAAGTAAACGTGTTGTCCCTATCCCACATTTCTTATATAATAATATAAAAGATTATCTATCTAAGCTATATGACTTAAAAGATAATGAAAGAATATTTAAATTTGCTAAAAGTTATCTTTCTAAAGAGCTAGATAGATGCTGTAAGTTATCTAATGTAAAAAGAATTAGAGTGCATGATTTGAGACATTCTCATGCGTCATTATTGGTAAATATGGATGTAAATATATTAACTATAGCAGAAAGATTGGGGCATGAAAAAGTAGAAACAACTTGGAATACATATTCACATTTATACCCAAATAAGCAACTTGAAGTTGCCCAAAAACTAGATAATTTAAATATATAG